TAAGGCAGTAACTGATGTTATCCCCGACGCCGGGGTACTTACCACGCTGGCGGGGGATGTTACAGCCGTAAAGGCGGTAACGGATGTTATCCCGGATGCTGGCGCATTGACGGCAATGGTGGGCGAAGTCACTGCTATCAAAGCGGTAACCGACGTTATTCCTGATGCTGGCGCGCTTACGGCGCTTGCGGCATCGGTGACAAACTTTGCGGCGGCTGGCGGCGCGGGTGCGGCGGTTGTTAGAAAAACCGTCACCTTCGCGAACACGGCTGCTGATGTGGACCTGTTTACGGTTACGGGCGGCGTATCGTTTAAGTTGTATGCGTTCTGCACGACGAACGTGGAAAGCGCGGCTGGATGTAATGTCGGCGTTGATCTCGGTAGTACGGTCATTATTGCCGACACAGACAGCACAACGCTCGAGGCCAATGATATTTGGCACGACGCATCACCGGATGCAAGCGTAGAAGCGGATACGGTAGCACCGAAATACATCGCCTACGGCGGGACCATCCTCATTGATGTTGAGACGGCCAAACAGGTCGATAGCGGCGTGATTGTGTTTGTGTGTATCTACTCTCCGCTTACGGCTGACGGCGCGGTGGCGGCAGCGTAACAAAATAATAGCGATACGGAGCGGGCGTATGCCCGCTCCTTGTGTTAAAGGGGTGAGCAAATGGCGGCATCTGTAACGCTGACGGAAGAAACGATTGGCGTTATTAAAAAGATCACATGGGCGTGGACGGCACACACAGACGGCAAGGTGGCAACGGCCACCGATAACGCCGCCACAAGGAAGGCATATAACGGCGAGATCGTGCGGTTGGTGACGGTGCCCGACACCGGGACGGCGCCATCGGCTGACTATGACGTGTATGTGTACGACGGCGACGGCGTAGACGTGCTAATGGCAGCCGGGAAAGACAGGCACACGATAAATACCGAACAGGTGCTTGCGTCAAGCCTTGGCGTGGTAGCAAACGACACTTTGACGCTCTACGTCGAGGGCGCGGGAAGCGGCGGGAAGGGTACAGTCTATCTGTATATCAGGTGACGCTATGTATAATCTGACGCTCGTCACCGGGCCAACCGTGGAACCGCTTACGGTGCAGGAAGTAAAAGATTATCTCCGGCTATCCTCAACCACAACGGCAGACAACATCACAACCTATCAGTCAATAACGCCCGGAAGCCACGGCGTTATCGTTGATTTTGGGCTTGCGGGAACATCGGTGAACGTGTACGGAAAAACAACGCTTGTAAATCTAAACGCCGGGACCTGCAGCGGGAGCGTAGCGGCTAAAATCCAAGAGAGCGAGAACGGCAGCACATGGACGGATTATGCGTCTTTTACGACCGTTACGGCGGCGAACGATAACGCAGTACAGGAAACCCAGTACACGGGCGGCAAAACGTATGTCAGGGTGGTTGCAACCGTAGCGTCGGCTGCGTGTGAGTTCAGCGCGGATGTGGTCGTGGAGGGGCCGGGGTCAACGGACGACGCGTATTTGCAAATGCTTATAACAACCGCGCGCGAATACTGCGAGGACTTCCAGCGGCGGGCGTACATTACGCAGACGTGGAAGATGACGCTAGACCGGTTTCCCCACGGCGAAATTGAGATACCGAAGGGCAATCTGCAAACCATTGACGAGATCGCCTACCTCGACAGCGACGGTGACGAAACAACGCTTACGGAGGACACGGACTACATCGTCACACTGGACGGGATATTAGGCAAGATCGCGCCGCCGTACGCGCAGATATGGCCAACGGCGGTATTGTACCCGCTCAATCCAGTAAGTATCACCTATACCTGTGGGTATGGCAACACGGCGGCAACCGTACCAGGAAAGGTCCGGCAGGCGATGTACATGCTCGTCTCGCACTGGTACGAAAACCGCATGACTACAGTAATCGGTACAACATCAGCCGAACTGCAATTTGCGGTAAGCGCGCTCCTGCGCATGGACAGGATCGAGGTGCTTTAAATGCCTCAACAGATGCACGCAGGGAGGCTCAATACACCAATCCGCATCCAGCAGCAGATGATAACCGGGTCCGGAATCAATAAGGCCATTTCGTGGGTAGACATGGACAACACAAGCCCCACCGACGCGGCGAGTTATATATTTGCGTGCTGGGAAGGGCTGTACGGAAGCGAAGCATGGGTAGCGGACAGCGTACAGGCAGAGCGCCCGGCAAAAGTCACGATCAGGTATAGGGCCGACGTAAACGAAAAATGTCGTGTATTGCGGGATGGAGTGGAATACCGGATCGTCTCGGCAAACAGCGATAAGCGGCAATGGCTGGAAATGCGCGTTAAGGGAGCGGTGAACGGCTGATGGCATACGGATCAAAGATTGAAATGAAAGGCTTCGACGAGTACCTTGCCAACATCGAAAAAGCGGGCAGAAAAATTGTGCCCTCCGTAAAGCGCGCGATCAATTATGCCACAGACGACATCAAGGACGAGATGCAGGCCGGGGCCGACCCGCACATATTAACGCGCGCGGTATGGGACGCAATCGAGAAAAAGGACGCAAAACAGGACGGTAACTATATATCTGGTGAGGTGGGGGTAAACCCGGACAAGTCTCCGGGTGCGTGGCATGCGGTATTTCAGGAGTACGGTGCGCCGACGTTTCCGGCAGACCCATTCATACGCCCGGCATTCGAGAAAAAAAGAGTAAGAAAGCTACTGCGCAAAATATTGAAACAGGAGGGCGCGCCTATTGAGTAGTTACTCGCTGGTGGACGCGGTGCTGGAAACGATAAAAACATCGCTAGGCATACCATACGATTACGGTAAATATAAAGGCGCGGCGACACAGTTGCCCGACGCCTTTATTGTTTACACGCGCATCAGAAGCCCAGCCGAAACATGGGCTGACGGCGTAATAAAAACCGTCCAGCATCGCATCCAAATATCGTACTACACGCGCACACCAAGCACACTCGAAACCGTACCCGATCAAATAGACGCCGCGATGCACGCGGCTTATTTTACGGGCGGGGAATGGACGGACTTCCCATATTTTGAGGAAACAGGGCACCACGGCACTCACGCAGACTTTTATTATTTCGAACGAAAGGGATGATTAAATGGCAACTACGGGAGATAACGCTTACGGCGAGATCATAGACATCAAGAACCTTTACTATGCTACCATTACAACCGACAGCGCGACGGCCTATACGCCGGGCGCGATTGCGTACCTTGCGCCTACCGGCGAGTTGACATACGACCCGAAGCAATCCGTACAGCCAAGCGCCTATGATGGGCGTCAGATGTTTATGCATGTAATCGAGGGCGATTCGGAGGTAAGTATAACAATCTCCGGCGTGTCTGAGGAACTGGCGGCGACGCTGTGCGGCAAGCAATACGATGAAACGTTGGGGATTACCCTCGATACGGGCGATGCTGCGGATACGCCTTGGTGCGCGTTGTCGTTCCAAGCTGACTTTGGCGACGCGAACGGAAACTACAAGCTCTTCCAGTATTTGAAGGGTAAGTTCGTGCTTGGTGGATATAGCGCATCGTCACGTGGTATTGCAACGGACCCCAAAAATCGGGAACTGAAATTCTATCCGGTGGTGACACAGTACCAGTGGACGTTGCCCGATGCATCAACGAAGGGCCTCAAAGGGATATCCGGCGATACTGTTGACGCGGCATTTACTGAAACGGCGGCAACGTGGTTCGCATCGGTGCAGACTCCCTTGACGGTTGGCACATCGCCTGACGCAATCGCGCTTTCGTCCAGCAACCCTGCGGATACGGCTTCCGGCGTGGCTGTTACGGTATCACCGACGCTTACGTTTAACAACGCGCTGGCTGACTACTCTGGCATCATGCTCACGACGGCGGCTGGTGTGCCGGTGGCAAATACTACGACAATCGACGCAGCATCGAAAGTTGTTACGATCAACCCGACCGAAAACCTTGGCGGCACGGCGGCGCACCTTATCACCATCGCTGGCGTGACAGACATTTACGGGCAGACACTTGCGGACACGGTGGTTGACTTCACAACTACTTAATGATGGGGGGCCTACGGGCCCCCTTTCTTTTAGGAGGGAATATGAACGGAAAAGAATTACGCGATGGCGGCGGGGCTACGATTGAGCTTGGTGGAAAGAAGTACAGCCTTGTATTGGACCTAAATGCGTTATGCGATATAGAGGAACGATATGGCTCGGTCGATAAAGGGCTTGAAACGATGGCGCGGGGAACGATGAGGGATACGCGCTTTGTGTTGTGGGTATTGATGCGGCACGAAAATGACGAGATCACGGAACGCGAAGCGGGAAAACTACTTAGTACGCAAAACATGGCTACTGTTATAGAAGGCATTACCGCCGCGTTTTCGGCAGGTATGCCGGAGGCAGAACCGGGTGGCGACGAAAAAAACGGGTAACACCCACGGATAGAAAGTTTCCGTGGGTGTGGCTTTATACTATATCGGTATCAATCATGGGGCTGTCGGAACGCGAGTTCTGGCGGTCTACGCCACGCAAAATTATTTCGATGTGGCGGGAATACCGGCAAATATATGGCGGCGAAGCGGCTGGCGATGCGGGCGACGAGAACATTGTCATGCGTGACGGTAAGCCATACCGAAAGGTGAAACCGCAAGACGCCACATGGTGCGCGAAAATGTTTTAAGGGGGGCGGCTAGTGTCAACAAACCAAAACGATCTTAGCGGGCGCGTAGGCTTAGATATAACCGATTTTAAAGCGAAAACCGCAGAGCTGGGCCGACAGGTCCGCGTAATACAAACCGGGTTTAAAGCCTCTGCCGCCGCCCTCGGCGACTGGACGAAAACAGCAAAGGGCAACCAGCAACGCGCCGAATCGTTGAGCAAAACGATAGATTTACAGAAAAAGAAGGTCGAGAACCTAAAGGGCCAGTACAAGGAAATTGTAGCGGCAAAAGGCGAGAACTCGGCAGCGGCACAAAAACTCGCGGCACGAATAAACAGGGAAACGGAAGAACTCAACAAGAACGAAGCGGAACTGAAACGGGTACGCCTTGAACTCGCCAAGCAAAGCAGCGCGATGGTGCAGTTCGGCAAGAAAATGCAAACGGTCGGCACAAAAATGCAAGCCTTCGGAAAGGCTGCATCTAAGGTTGGCTCGTCAATGACGCGGTACGTGACGGTGCCATTGCTAGCTGCGGGCGCTGCTGCGGTTAAGAGCGCAATGGACTTTGAAACCGCATTTACGGGCGTGCGAAAAACCGTTGACGGCACAGAGGAACAGCTCGCGGATTTAAAGCAAGGCATACTTGACATGACGTCGGAGGTTCCGGCGTCTGCCGAGGCGATTGCCGCTGTTGCTGAGGCGGCTGGTCAACTCGGTATTAAAACGGACAGCATACTCGGATTTACGAAGGTAATGGTCGACCTGGGGGAAACCACAAACCTGTCTTCGGATGAAGCGGCTTCGTCGCTGGCGCGGTTTGCGAACATCACACAAATGAGCCAGGGCGACTTCGACAA